ATAATAGAGACTGTCAGTAACAGAAAGCCCAGAACTGATACATAACCCGATTCCGTAGCTCAGCTGGGAGAGCGCTACCTTGACAGGGTAGAGGTCGCTGGTTCGAGCCCAGTCGGAATCATCCACGGCGGTTAGAGGCGTTATATCAACGTTTCTAGCCGTTTTTTATTGCGTTGACTTAGTCGATGACTTAGGCGTTTTATGACGCAGGGTAGCGGTCGTATAGTCGCCAAGGTAGCGGTTTTCACTTCGATGACTTAATCGATTTGGAGGCGATACTATGTCCGCAAATAGATCGGGCAAGCGTGTTAAAAAAGAACGGACGTTACGTAAAACGTCGAGCAATCTCGATGTATTATTTATTCAATTTCGCGCGATAAAGAAATCGGAGGGGCGAGCTGAAGGTACGATAGAGCAATACGAAAATAATTACGGCTTCTTTATCGAATATCTCGACCGTCACAAAATAGCGCGGTCAATCAATGAAATAAATAGGGACGTCATTCGTAGATATATCGTCTACATGAAGGATGAATGGGTGAAATTCGAGGACCACGCATTTAAGAAAGAACGACATATGACAAAAGGCTTGGCGCCGTCTACTATTAATACTCGACTTAAAACTTTGCGTGTGTTCTTTAAAACGATCCATGACGAAGGCTTAATTGAATCGAACCCAATGTACGGTATAAAGAACGTTAGAGAGCCGGAAGAAGAGGTCGTTATATTAGATGAGGATGAACTCCGGATATTATTTGCGTCCCCAAACCAACGTGATTACGCTGATTTTAGAGACTACGTTTTAATGAACGTTTTATTGGACGGAATGATGCGTATTTCTGAAGCGTTAGGTTTGCGTACTGAAAACTTCGACTTTAAAGGGTGTTCGTTGTATATACCGGCTTCTATCGCTAAAAATAGGAAGGCGCGCACCGTTCCCATTGAGTTTGGTACAGCGAAACTTTTAAACGAATTAATTACCGAGAATAAAGCCGATTTTGATTCTGACTATTTATTCCTTGCAAACTACGGAGAGCCGTTAACGCGTGATCATTTTAGAAAAAGGTTAGTAGAATACGCAAAGGAAGTCGGTATAAAGAAACGTGTACATCCGCACCTTTTCCGTCACACAGCCGCAACAATGTACTTAGAAGCCGGAGGGGATATAAGACACCTTCAGATGTTACTAGGTCATAGCGACTTGCGTATGGTTATGAGATATACTCATCTGTCGGGAAGGTCTTTAACAGAACAACACGATAAATATTCCGCAATCAATGCCGTAAGAAAAAAACTGAATAAACAACGGAAACTTAAAAGAAGATGACTCGGCCATAAGGTCGGGTTATTTTTTTGCTTTAAATGTCCCGATATCGACCGACCACATGCGACTGTACTTATGAAAACGAAAATAATCTCGTAAATTTTGCGCGATATTCAAATACGGTTCGTATGATTAAGTATCAACGGAAAATATCGGAGGAGGTTTATATGACAAACGACCACCAACGGCTCGTCTCCGTAGAAACTCAGTCGGAATATAACTTAACGTCCGGCAAGTCTGAAACGCGTATCTTCGTTAAGATGTACGTCGATGCCGTCAAGAAAGGCTTGATCGCGGATATCGGACCTGAACGTTGGCAGACGTTATGTGTACTCTCATCGTTTATGAACGCAAACGGCGAATGCTATCCGACGCAGGAACAGATAGCCGGCGCATTAAACGTAAGCCGAGAGACGGCAAACAGACGGATTAAGGCGCTTTGTGAATATCGGTGGCAGGATCGTCCTCTCGTCATTAAGAAACAAGGACGCGAAGGAAAGTCGCAGCGGTGGGAAAATGCGCGGTATACGATACTTCCGATTAGCCAGCTCGCGATATTTGACGGAGATACGGAAGAGTTATAAAACGCCGTGTGACGTCTATTCATATACGGCGGACCCGCACACGGCTCGGCGTCACACTAACTAGAACCATCTTTTAACTAGAGCCATTAATAACTAGATAAATAATAGCGCTCAATTAAAACCTTTCGCGCAGATACTTATTTAAAAGATATATCTATCGCGATAAAGGTTATTTGCAAAGAGTGAGCGTTAGCGAACGAATTGCTACGGTTTTAAATAAAACGAAAAGAGGTGCGTTATGTTTACGAAACATGAACTCGTTACTATATACGAAGCACTTACCGAACTACACCCGAGCACTCAGGCGCAATTTAAAGACGGCGTAAAACTAAAGGTAGCTGATTTAAGCGACAAAGTATTGCGACTAATAAACGAAAAGGAGTGAGCGTATGTCATACGTAGTCTTAAAGAAATCCGAAATTGCTCGGTACGCAACAGACCAACAAAAGCGCCATTTATACGACTTACAAGTCGAAATCATGCTTAACCGGACGGCTCAGGGAAGGCGTCCAGTAAATGATTACGTTGTTATTAATCGCGACGAGCCGTATTTTCCGGACTTAATGAACTTAATCGAATCTAACGAAAAGGAGTCCGATAATCATGACGATTGAAATTCCGATCTCACCCGACTACAAATTGACGTCTGATGCACTCAACATCATCGTAAACGAACGCTATTTTACCGATCCGACCAAAGCGCCGGGCTGGGCGCGTAAATTAGCCGAGAACCCTGACACTGACCCAACGCCGGTCGAGCGCTGGCGAGAAGTTTCGTTCCATTCTACGGTTGATCGCGCTGTCTTGGACGTCATGAACCGACGGATTAAAACTTCGGACGCGGCTTCACTCGCCGAGATCGCGCAAATGGTACGGGAATTTCGCACTGAATTAGCGGCGGCGCTGACGATCGAGGGCGCTAATACTACGGACAAATAAAACGGGTAGGAGGCGGTTAAATCGTGACTAAAACGAAAGATCAAGAAATCGCAGAATTACGACAGGCAATGGCGGCGCTTATTGCGGAGAATGAACGAATGGAGCGCCTAATGAAATTAATCGAATGGAAGTCGGATATAGTTGACGAAAATGTCGATACCGTTTCGATAATTCTACTATACGAAATTAACTCGCACGCAAGGGAGGCGTTAAAATGAAGCCGGAAATTACGAAAGAGCAGGCGGAAGCTATCGAGTTTCTACGGGAGCACTACGACGACCGTCGCATACTAGAACTATATGACGAGGATGTTATCGGGCATATGCACCAAATGTACGGACATGATTGCGGGTCTCTGTACGATCTTGAACTAATCGAATTAGCCGCCGCGCTGATTAACGGATACGAAATCGGCAAGTCACCGGAAGAGACACTACAAGAGTATTACGTAGAGGCCTTGCACACAGCTAGAGACGAGGCGACCGGTCACGATATACAAGACGCCATCAGGTATACGCTCGAAACGCTCGGCATCAAAATCGAAGGGGTGAATGCGTAATGTACGACAAACCGTTATACATCGTGAAAGGTTCATATCGAGTAGGCGGAAACTTTACGTACTATACGACCGAAGAGGAATATAAACGACTGAAGGCGTTAGGTACTGAGCGTTTAATGAATCGAGACTTACTAACGATTGATACGACTTGGAACGAAAATTACAGCAGTTGTCACGGAGAAGTTACCATTTCAACGCGTGGTCTATGCCGATTACAGCTCGAGTATAACCCGGACGCAAAACGTAAGGAGGAACGGGAGAATGCCCGAAATAAATAAACCCATCGATAAATGGACGGCGCGCGACTTCATCGTCTATCTGCACGACCGCCACCTCGAAGTCTACGGCATCAAATACGTCGCTAACAATCGCGGCATGGAAGCGCGGAACCTAAAGACGATGATCGGCGAGTATGGGGCGGCTATCGTCCGGGATTTTATCGACGCTTGCTTTGCGGCTAAGAAACCGACGGCTCAGTGGCCGGGCTGCAACTTCGGTTTTATGTTTTCGTATATGCGAGACCGTCACTTGCCGCCATTGCTCGCGAAGCAGAAGACGGCTCAACAGACGGAAGAAGACGATCAGAGGGCGGCTGCACAGTCGCAAATAAACTACGGGGAGTTGTTTTGATATGACGCAATATAAGACGGAGAAACGTAAGGCAAGCGTGGGCGAACGTATCTTGATTACGAATGTAGATGTGCATGAAACGCGATACGAAAATGGCGCTGTTCTAGATGTTATAGATTCTCAGGGACGGATAGTACACGATAAAAATGGCCGACTTATCTACGACCATGAGTACGAAGTCATCGTCGGAGAACACACGCCAACCCCGAACCTAGACGAAATGGACTATGACGAATTAGTTGCGCTAAGCGAATCCGTAATGAAGGCGCTAAGAACACGCTCATTTAAGCTAGGATACGATCAGGGTCGTTTTGATGCGGATATCGAGGCGGCGCACGGTACGTATGAGAAATCCGATCAGCAGAAAAGGGATGAGATCGTTGCGCAGGCGAAGGAAGACGTCGAGACACTGAAAATGCGTAATCGATTATCAAAGGCGTTTAATATCGAGATCAGCGTTAACGCGGAAAACAGATCCGTTGAAGCTACGGCTAAAGTACCGAATAGTCGCAAAGCGTTTTACGGAATTGCCAAATGCGCACCTGACGATTGCTTCAACGAACACATCGGTAAGGCTATCGCGCTGAGACGTGCGTTAGGACTCGAGGTGCCGGCGGAATATCTATATACGCCACAACCGACTGAAGTACGTGTGGGTGACTTTGTTAGGGGAAGGCAAGCAAACGGAGTTGAGTTCTACGAAGAAACAATAAAAAACATTAAAGATGGAGCGTATTACTATGACGACGGATTTGATTTCATAAGTAATGCCGAACTTGTAATCATTGACGATTCGAGAGCGGGTGTGGGCGAGTGAAAACGGTAAATGTATCGTACTTCAGGACAAGAGGTAAGTTTTACATTGACGAAACGATTGAGATTTCGGAAGAGCTAAGCGGCTATGATGCGCTATTTCATGAGATTCCGAAGCATCATCGAATAAAAAACATGATCATGTCGGTGTCGGATAGCGGCGACGGAAAAGAACCGTATATCGTTCCGCATTTATTCTTTCCTAAAAACTGACCGAAAGGAGGCGGCTATGAATGACGAATGAATCACGATGCCTACTCGCAAGCAAATGCGCCCAAGCTGGCGGCGTTAATTGTACGAAACACTGCGAACTATACCTCGGCTTGCACGGCTTAGATGGCGGAGGCGGACGGTCGGGCGCAGCTGGATTGGCGGAAGACTATCGGCTAGTGACGCTTAAGAATTCGCCGGCACGTGCCGACCAATCCGGAGCTTACAAGGCGGCCGATGTATATGCGCAGACGTTCGACCGCCAATTCGATGCTGATGCTGAACGTATTAAATCACTATATTTATACAGCGCGAAATCAGGCACCGGTAAAACGACGACGGCGGCGGCTCTGTTAAACGAATATTTAACGGTCCATTACATTGGCGCCTTAAAACGGGGCGTTCAGCCCGACCAGCGACCGGCGTATTTCCTCGACGTCAACGCGTGGCAGAACGAATACAACGAGTTTAATAGACCGCGAGTTCCGGACTCAATCGCAGAGCCGGCGGCTAAAAGATATTACGAGGCGCTAGAAGCGGCAAAACGGGCACCTTTCGCAGTGCTGGACGAAATAGGCATGAGAGACGTAACGGAAGGATTTCGCGGCGATTTGCATACGATAATCAACTATCGCGTGACTAACCGAATGCCGACCGTTTATACGTCGAACATTAAAATAGAAGACTTACCGGAAGTGTTCGGAGAAGCTCGACTGGCGGACCGGATCGCCGACCAGTGCAGAGAAATCGTCTTTGCGGGCGGATCAAAAAGGAGGCGGCTGTAAATGAGCGGCTTATCATTGACGGAAATTCAGTACCTACGCGACCTGCTCGTTGCGGATTCGTTGGCTAACGGAGAAGGCGCAGCAAAACTCGCCATCTTCGATAAACTCGATGCGCTAGAATTTGCGGACCACACGCCGGCCTATAAAACTGGCGATCTCGTGGCGGTCGGCGGCTACGAAGGACGCGTCTTTTACATTGACTGCGCGCGGTACATCGAGGAAACGTCGAAAGAGGCCGTCTTTAACTTCATAGAATACGACCTGTACGACGCGATTAACGGCGAGTGGCTAGAAGCGTTCGAGGCGGACATGACGTTGTTAGCTAACGCGCTTGTTGCGGAGGATTACTTGGCGGACTTCAATCTCGAAGACTATCCGCCTGCTAGAAGTACCGTTTATCTAATAAACTACGAGACGGAGGCGGTTGATATGGCGGCTAAAGAACAACCGATAATGAGCCGAGTACAAAAGCGTAAGCAGGAACGTAAACAGGCGGCGGAAAGAGTCGATATTCTACTCGATACTTACAATAGTTACAAGGCGAGCTTTGAGATGACGGGTGATGAGTCGCTCAAGGCGAAAATGGACGAAGTAATGGCGCAATTGAAAGGCGATGAACAGTCATGAAAATCGGTCATTTAACTTTTGGAACACCGGAATATGTTCGCGTGACTAAGATGGCAGAGCGTGATGCAAAAGAATCAGACGCGATGGTGGCATGGGATGAGTGGTTTTATGGCCTAGGCGATAGGTTAACGACAGCCGAACGGGCTGTCCTGGGAACTATCCACGAAGAGATCGAGAGCAAACTATATTAGAAAGGAGCTGAACGCCGATGAGTTTCGGAACTAGTCTTTTATCGAAAGTAATCGAAGCGAACGACCCATCCGCCTTATTGCGCTACGGCTTAACGCGCAAAGATTTTCAAACGGATGGCGAAAGGGCAGCCTTCGAATACATCAGCGCATATGCGGAAAAGCACGGAAACCAAGCGCCGACCGCCGAAATGGTTGCGACTGAAGTGCCGACATTCCAGCCGGAATTTAGTATTGACGCGACCTTTGAATACTTAGCGAAGAAGGCGAAGGAATCTGCGGTGATGAACGATTTCGCTTCGAAATTTAATGATAAATACGGAGCGAACGGTGTCAAGACGGCGGACTCTGACTTTGTTCAACGGTTCAACCGCGCGCAGGAAAGTGGAAATCCGCAGGAGTTATTTGATTGGTTGAAAACCGTCGCGGAACAGAGTATAATGAGAACAAGCGTTCGTAAAACGGTGGGAACAAACGTCGTAAGAGATGTAGATAAATTCCGTGCCGAATATGAAAAACGGAAGTCCGGCGAGTCATTTCGTATTTGGAACAGCAAGTTTCCGGCACTTAATACGGCAATCGGCGGCTATGTCAGTTCGAATATGTACGTTGTCTACGGAAAATCGGGACGCGGCAAGTCGGCGATTACGCTGGAAGAAGTCATTCACTGCGCAATTCAAGGCGCAAATACGCTCATATGGTCGATGGAGATGGGCTGGTTCGAAGTTCTCGTTCGCATCTACGTTTCACTTTCCGGGGATCAGGGCGTCGCTTTAACCGAAATTGACGGTCAGCAAATGGAGGCCGGATTTGATTCGAGGTCAGTTCGCCAGGGCAAGTTATCGGAGGAATTCGAGGCGGCCTTTATGGACTTTATCGAGACGTTAAATACGATTATCGACGGTTCTATTACAGTGCGTGCAGTTGACGACAAAGACTTCGATTCTCGTTCGCTAAAAGACCTTAAAGCGGACATTGAGCAAACGAAAGCGGACGTCGTGATGGTCGACCCGTTTTATTACTTAGATTACGAGTCCAACTCGAATAAGACGACGGGCGGGGCAGCCGCCGATACCTCTAAAAAGATGCGCCGTTTAGCCGGGACAATGGACGTTGTCATTTTCGCTATCACACAAGCCGGAGAAGATGACGCAACCGAAGACGAAGCCGGTAATCGCGAAATTAAGTTGCCGAAGCGTAAGGACGTAAAGAAAACGTCGGCTTTACTGGAAGATGCGGCGGTGTTGATACCGGTTGATACGAATGCAAAGGAAGGACGCGGTTTGATCGGCGTAAATAAAGGACGTGACGGAGGAGAGGATGAAGTCGTCGAGATCGTCTATCTTCCGCAAGTCGGGCTAATCAAGCAGGTGGCAGCCGGAGAGATTGAGTTAAAAGCCTACGGTTTCTAGCGATATGGTTTTAAATGTAATACGTACCAACAATTACACTAAATAATTCTGAATTTTTTCGACAAATTACGACTACAATGTCGATTGGTTTAGTGTAATATAACGAAAGGAGTCGTATATACATGTCGATCATTACGATTAATGGCGTCCCGACGGACGTCGACATACGCGAAGAATTAGAACTTTTTGAATGGGATCGTCCTACGTGGCACGCTGACCGATTAACGGCGGCAAGCCCTTTTCGCGATGACCGTACTCCTAGTTTTTATGTTTATTACGAAGACACCTCGACAGCCAAGGCCGGATATTTCGGAGACAGCGGCACGGGCGAACGTGGCGGATTCATTAAACTGCTCGCATTCTTGCGTGAAGAAACCGAGGAAGAGACGGCTTCTTACCTCGTCGAGACCTATGGTACTGGCGAAGGTGATACACGCCTAAAACTCCGCATTCCGCGTTTAAAAATCGTTGAGCCTAGACGGCCATTAGCCGAAAGTTTACTGACCGACGTTAAAATCGGCCCGAATGCTTACTTAACTAACCGCGGAATAAGCGAAGACGTCCAGCGCGAAGCAGGCGTAGGCTTGATCGGAAAAACGGCCGTGATTCCGTGGCGGTTGCCTAACAAGCGTCTGGCAAACGTAAAATACCGATCAACGCGCAATAAAGCGTTTTGGTACGCGAAAGGCGGCTGGCCTATCCGCGAGCTGATCTACGGAATAGAAACCGTATATGCTGATCGCGCTAAAACAGCGGTGCTTGCCGAGGCTGAAATCGATGCGCTTTCGTGGCGTACGGTGGGCTTTTGCGGCATTGCGACAGGCGGCAGTAAATTTTCCGACCGAAAGGCGGAAATAATTGCGCAGTCGCCGATCGAATATTTAATAGTAATTACGGATAATGACGAAGCCGGAACAAAACTTCGGAAGGAGGTCGAGCTAAAGATGCGCGGTGAAGTCAGGCTTGCGCACGGTTATATAACGGAAGGATTTAAGGATGCGAATGAATTATTAATAGCGGAAGGTGAGGGCGCTCTTAAGCGAGTTGTTGATCGTGCGGAGGCGGAAAGTATTAACGTAAGGTTCGGGAATATACGAACTTCCGGTCGGCGGAGGTTGTCTTAACCCTCCGTGTTGCTACCGGATAAAGGACGCCAATCATATAAGGCTTCGACCGGGCAGTCGAGGCAGCGCGCTATGGAATACGCCATTTCAACGTTAGGAATGTTCCTTAGCGAAATATAATCGGAAAGGTGCGTTTTAGAGATTCCGACCATATCTGCGAGTTGGGTAAGCGTGTAGCCGCGTTTATAGCACAGCTCCTTTATCCGGCAAGATACGACCGAATACTGCGAGATAAACACCTCCGCAAAGCATTTCAATCCACGCACTAATGCGCGTGCTTTACGAAGGAAATTATATCACATAACCGCCGTCATTCGGGCGGATTTGGAAGAATACGGACAACCTTTTCGATAGGCACGTCCAATTCGAGGCAAACGGCTTCTATAGTTGATAAACTAACAGGCTTGTCCTCGTTAATCTTTGTTACAAGGTTCCTATGGATGACTTTATCCCTTAGAATTCCAGTTGTTAATCCTCTTTCAGCCAGGTAAGTCCTAAGCGGTTCATAACTAATCATAAAAAAATCTCCTTTTTCCTTAAATTCCCGCACACAAAAGTGTGCATTTATGTTATATTATAAACAGAGAGAAGGCGCAAGTCTATAAGGGGTGTGTATTATGCAGTCAATTAAAGATGATTTTATCAACCTCAGAGAAAAATACGACTTAAGTATAACATGTATTTCCACAAAAACAGGAATTAACCAAGATGTGCTATATGAGTTTACTGATAGCGGATCTATCGGATTTAAGCACTTGGTAACACTTTCGAAGTTCTTCTACAAAGAGGACTATCACGAAACAATGCGTGAATGGTGCATGAAAATAGAATCTTCTGAATGGCTTAAACAGGCTTTTGAGTACGCTGCCTTAAAAAGAGATACAGAGTTACTTGGTATGCTTCTTGAAAAAAACAAGGGAGAGCCAGGCGTTAAGCAATTCGTTGAGATGTATAGTATTTTGTTAGATTTCATGACTGATAGAATTAATTTCAATGAATTATGTAAGAATGTAAAAAATCAAAAAGTATCAAGTTCAAAAGACCTCGCGGTATTGAGAGATATTTATAACTGTGTTTCTCTTTACTATGAAGGAGATTTTCTCGGAATGGCTCGGGTAGCGAATGATATAAATAATTCCGTTAAAAAGATAGGTAAAAGAAGAGCGTTTTTCAGAGAGTCATTCTCTTATCGTTTATCAGAATTACTAGCCCCAGCATATCTCCATTTAAATGATTTGGAATTATGCCGCGAACATGCACAGGTCCTGGTTGAAACCGGGCTCAATTATAAGCATATATCTGATGGATATTACTATTTAGGTATGTGTAACTTATACGAAGACAAAGGAACATGTTTAGATTTTTTAATTAAAAGTGTAGATTATGCAAAGATGACAAATGAAGATGTCTTAATTTCTGAAGCGATGAATAATTTAAAATTCGTCAAAACACTTTTTGATTTCTTAAATGGTGGTAAAGTACCTGATCTAACAACATTCGCGGACAAATTACTTCTAGGGGGTGATGAGGATTTTATAGTATACTTTAACTACGTTAAGGGAAGGGAATTGGGAGACATATATAAAGCATTCAGCCATTTCCACAAAGAGATGAATTTCTTTTTCGCTTCACTCGCAGCGGAGACCTTACGTATTGTTGGGGTAGACCCTAATCAGGTTAAAGCTTTAAAGGAGATCAAATTAAAAACTAAGGGAGCTGTTGTTTATGAAAAAGATTTTATTAACGGGTTTTGTTTTAGGGGCATTAGTTCTTTCGCTTCTTAATACAGAAGGATCAACAAAAGATTTAGCAAATGATAGTACACCAATACAGACAAGCGCAATAAAAGTAGGCGGATAAAAGATCGGGCCAATTGGCCTTTTTCTTTTGTCTTTTTTTATGATATTTTTCGGAAAAGTCTAAAAAACTAAGATTATCCAAAAACCACAATCTTCTCCTCTTCAGATGCTAATATATGGTCATGGAAGAAAAAATATAAAAAACTTTATATCAAATGTCCCGAAACTAACAGACCATATGCGACTGTATAGGTGTAAGGGACGGGAGGAGAAAAACTTGGATAAACAAAAATTTAATAGACTTCAGATGGCCGCAGATTACGGAGCGATTCCGTATGTACAAAGAGAATCGCAACGAATCGCACACTTAGTTCCCGACCAAACGTCGTTCGAGCAGCGGACCTTACTAGCGATAGGTTACTGGCTGGAACGATATGAAGGGAATGGTCGCGATAAGAAAGCGTTGATCCAGCGCATTATCGTAAGGGAACGAAATAAGTATCTGAAGGCTTCACGAAAAGAAGCGGCTTTATCTATAGAAGGAATGCGAGATGACGGTAATGTCTCGTGGGAGCCTCAAGACGTTTTGACGGACGTCGAAGGCGAAGTTTTACTAAAAGAAAAGACCGCCCTGTTGACGCAAGGCGATCTTCGCAAAGAATTAATACTTAGATGTTGGAGCGAAGGATGTACGAATATGACCGAAATCTCCACGTTGTTGACGCAACGTTTAGGAGGAAATTTCGAAGCACATCGCAAGTTCATCCGTCGTTTCCGTTTACACTGCCAGCGCGAACTAACAGCATAATCACGTATCTAGGCACGAGGGCTTCGCTACGTATTTTAATGATAATCGATTGATAATCGAATTTCAAGCGAACACCATGCGAACAACCCTCCACCTAGTACGTTTTACCTAAAAATTAAGGAGGCTAACGTACTATGAAACAACCTACAAACGATTTCCCACCCGTAGTAAACATCCAAAAATTAACGGAATTACAATACGAAGGCGCGTTATACCGCGAGGATGATCCGGCGGACTATTACCGACCGACTTCGATCAAGGCGGTGCGCGTCGGATGAAACCTTCCGAAATAACCATAACCCACCACGCGAAGCAGCGATTTAAAACCCGATTTGGCATCGATAATCATTATGCCGCACGTAATTGGATCGCGCAGAAAATGGAACACGCTCAGTATCTCGGAATCACTGTAGATGAATCCGGCAAAGAGGCTCGCATGTACGCGAGTAAAGGCGTAGTTATTCATTTTGCGGTAGACACAAACGTCGTTATTACCGTTTATAAGGAAAAAGACAACGCCGGGTCGATCGCCAAGCGCTTACTTATCGACGCCTATAATATCGTACAAAAGAACGCAAACGAGGTGCTTAGTAAAACAGAAACGTTCTCGGAGGAATTAGACGAAGAATTGCGATGGTTAGCCGAAGAATTCAAACGTACTCGTTCGAAAGCCAAAAGAATGGCGCTACAAGCCCGAATTAATGCCGTTCAAATGCGCATCGACGAGCTGCCGACCGAATCGTTCGAAATCAAGCGCAAGGTAACGCGTTATGCGAGAGGAGTGGCTGCGTATGTTTGACGACTTTCTAATGTATTTTTCATTCGTCGGCAGTATCTCGACCTTTATTATCGGTGGCATGTACTGGTCGCTTCTACGCGAAGAGAGACGGAACAAAGGCGGCGAATAACCGCCGACGCTCGGAGAATACCGGGGCGTTCGTTAAGTAAAACTGTCGCGTCGCTATGCCGTGCGCTGGCGGCGTCTCGGGCGCAGATACCGGTGTTTTGCGAGGGTCAAACCCTAAAACAAATTAACGGAGGTAATCGGATGAGCATTAGAGACATTCTTAAACAACGATCAGAGGCACGTGACAAGGCAGCGAGCGGAGAAAGCGAGTTTCCGGAAGGTGTCACGCGTTATGTAAAACTCGGCAGACACGGCGAGATCAATAAAGACGGACGCACTCTCGTATTGTTAGGGTCTCCGGACGATTGGTTTATCTATTTTGTACACGAAGACAAGACGTATAATGGACGCGGCTACGACCACAATTTCCGCAAGCATACGTGCTCTCACTCGCCAAAAGGAGTCGTGCAAGCTTCCGAATTAGCGAATTATCTGCGAGCAGGCAAAGACGAGTGCTTATCGTGCAAAGCCGGCGCAAAACGTAAGATGTTCTTTATGATTCCGGTATACGATCCGCAATATAAAACGTACCGTGTCATTGACATCGCGGAGTTCCATGCGGATAGCCTGATCGCTGACTACGATAAGATCGAGAAAACGATGCAGAAAGCGACAAAGAATCCGGAATACTCCATCGTAGGGGAAGCGGCGTTCTTTAAGCAAGTCGATAAGACGTACTCACTCGAATCGGGCGACGTAGAAGACGATGTAATCGAAGCAGCAAAGACGTTCATCGGGGCAGACTTCGGCTTTGAAGAACTCGCTAATTTCCGCGAAAAGGACGACATTGTCACGCTATTGAGCGAGGCGGTCGGCGGCATCGACAAAAGCGTGCTACCGAACCAAACGCCAGCAGACGACGAACTACCAGCCGAAGAAAAATTCGAATTTTAAGGAGGACGTATAGATGCGGGAAATTAAAACGAAAGCGCAGACGTTAGATTTATCGAAAAAGGTCACCGTAGAAGTTTCGTTGGCGGAATTGATCGTGTTATCCGCGGCCCTCGTCGAGATCGATAGTGACGTAGTTTACCATAATCTCGAATGGAATTATAACGAGTCAACGATAGACAGTATTGATCGGATTGGAGTTTGTACGTCAGATATTGCGAAGAACATCGGCACTATTATTTCGGAACACATCCCGAAGGAGGACGAATAGATGGCGCACAAAGAAGAAACGATCGGCAAGTTCGCCGAAATGATCGCCCGAGCTGCCTTAATGGCGGCCGGCTGGTCAGGCGTAAGCAAGCCGGAAACTGAAGAGCCGTATGATATTCTCGCAGCCGATCCGTTTAGTGGCGATATCAAGCGGTTTCAAGTAAAGACGATTCGTGATCGTATGGACTCCCGCGGATATCTGACGGTTAGTGGACGCAAGAATACGGGGCTACCTTACACGAAAGCCGACACGGACTATTTTATCGGCGTCCTGATCGAAGCTGACGTGACTAAAGCGTATATGTTCGAGTGCCGCGGTATTACGGACTATTGGATGCCGAAGCGAAACGAAGGTAAGCGCGAATGGATCGAACTAAAACTCAATTTGGATCGCGATTTCTTGGCGACGATTGAAAACGAAGCGGAGGCGGTTTGACCTTACCGGGTCGGACGGTCAATAAAAGGAGGACGAATCAATGGCGGCATTAAAAGGCGTAAAGACGATCGATATGAAAGACGGAGAGATTACGAAAGTGTCGTATGAAGGTGCGGAGTATGAACGCGTTGAGGGGGACGCGAAGGTAGGCGATTTATTCTTACCGAGGAAGGGATTCCACGATATGACCGCCGGATCATTTTATGAAATCGAAGAGGTTGATCCCGATGGCGACGCTTATTTCTTTGACGATAGTGGTTGGTCAGCCGTCATTTGTAGCGATGATTACTTTCCATTCCGCAAGAAGCATGTCCGGATAAATGTCGGTGATTATGCGAAGGTGATCGATTGTGCTGAAGAATGGAAAGTTGCTCAGGGAGACTTCGTTAAGGTTTTGATCGATGACAAAAAGTACCGTCCGTTTCAGTGCAAGGTTCAGAACGGAGAGTTTGTTGGGGAAACCGTTTGGATGCATGAATCCGAACTAGTCCTCGCAACCGAAGCCGAAGTCGCAGCCGCCAAAGAAGCGGAAGAGGCGGAGACTCCGTTGAAGGTCGGAGATTACGCGAAGGTTATCAACAACGTTATGGAGTATCGCGAAGGTAATATCGTTAAAATTGCGGAAGGCGGCAGTAGATTCGATTTTAAAGTCGATTTCATTAACGTGACTGGATTGTCTAAATTCCCAGGTCAAGTATACGGATATATCGATGCTAAAGATTTGACGCGAGCGACCGACGCAGAAGTTGCGGAAGCTAAAGCTAACCTAGCGCCTAAGTTTTCCGTAGGTGATTATGCGAAAGTGGTCGGCGATACGTACTACAGCGACATTGTCGGAGGGGCGATCGTTAAAATTACGGACTTAGCAGACGAAGAAGGAGACTTACGTTTCGAACTCGTTGGTGACGGTGACTATGACTACGCAAAACCGTCCTCACTTGAAAAGGTTAGCACAGAAGACGCGGATAAATACGAAGAGGAAGCGTCGACTAAAGCGAAATGGGCGAAGATCGATCGCAAAGTTGGCGAGTACAAAGTCGGCGATATTGTTGCGTATGATGATGTTGAATGGTATATGAATGGGGGAATCGGAGAAGTCGTAGCAGAAACCGACGAAGATAACTACACCCTAGTAAATTCGGTGGATTACCAAGGGAAACGCATTAGATTCGTCTCAGCTCCAGGAAAACTCAAGCTAATCACTCCGGTCGAGGCACGTTTTGACCGCAGCTAAATGCGCCGCCTGCCAAGCGCCCATTAACGAAGGCCAGTGCGCCATCTACGACTCACTATACGATGAGTATTGTTGCGACGGCGACTGCTGGTCGGAGTTTTATGTGGAGAATGAGGCGGCTCATAGACGGAAGTGGACGGAGGAGGTCGATCTATGAGAACCGCTATCTACACGTGTATATCGTTAAGCATAGTCGGCGTTGCATACGCGTTGACACAAGGAGATTACGGACTTGCGATTCATAACGGGATCAACCTCGTTTTGTTCGCATTCTTAAACCGATATTACGGCTAACATCGACTTTTAACGAAGAAAGGAGGACGCGACGTGGAAATCAAGCCGTTAAAACTAAACGTAAATGCTCGCAAGGCGGCGCCGGCGACCGAAGTCGCTAAGCGCAAAAAAGCGGCTAAGTCTGACGAAACACTAGAAGAAGCATTCGAACGTCTAAAGAGAACGTGTAAGTTCTCCGATAAAGAAAGTCGCGAATTTGAAGCGGCGTGGCGAGCGCAGAAAGCCGGCGAGTTAGTTCGTACTAAAAATACGAAACTGACTAAAACGGAAGCAGTCGCAATCGGGCGCCGTCATCTTGAAAAAGAAAACGAATCTTTGCGACACGAACGTATGCAGGAGACGCTACGAACGAAGCCCGATAACTATTACGTTATTACAAGAGACTCCGACCTGGCTCCTATGATCGAACGATTACGAGCCGAAGTTCGGGCGCAGCAACTAGATCCGTGGTTCCGAAAAGTGTTCGATCTGTTTAACAATACGCATATTCGGGGTAAGTTAGCCGAGCGCGGCATCGAAGTTCCTTTGGCCGTTTCATTTACGGAATGGGATACGGAGACTTCCGGTACAGATACGTTTATGGATATGTCGGGTGGTTATTCGTTTTGGCTTCCGTGTTTAAATGAAGGCTACTACGTCGCGTACGGCCATTTAACGGGAGATGAGCAGTGTACACGATCGGTTGCGCTCGATATCTGCCGAGCATTTATCGAAGACGCGCGACACATAAAATCGTTCCACAATACGCCCTTTGACTACGCTATGTTCTTGAATGATGGACTAAAACCGAAAGGATTCCGATACGACTCACTTGATGCTGCTCGATTAATGAACGAACACGAGCCATCGTTTGGCCTGAAGGAATTAGATACGAAATACAAAGAACATACGGGAACAACGCGCCTAGATGGGTACACTTTCGAGGACCTGTTCGGAAAAGGTTCTCCGATGATTTATTCGCCTGAGATCGTTGGCATCTACGCGATAAAGGACGTTGAAAAGGGTTGGTATCTAACGCGTTGGCAGATCGACATGATGCTGAAAATAGACGATTTATACTATCCGTATTTTGAAATTCGTCAGTATCTATACGAAGTAAACACGACGATCGAACGAACCGGTTTCGTAATCGATGACGACGAATTGATGCGACTTAAATCGGAATATGAGCCGCAGTTACAGAAAGCGATCGATGATCTTAACGAAGCGTACGGGATCGATGGCGAGTTCTTGCGTACCATGTCGATGCACATAAAAGGTGAGAAGATCCGTGCGTGGCAAACAAACCGTGAAAAGCAAATTGCGAAACAGAAGGAAATGCTTGCGAAATGTGAAGAGGAGTTGCATAAAGCGAACCCGGCAACCAAGAAATATACGCAGCTTAAAGAGCGTATCCGGAAGTATAAGACGGAGCCACTTGCGCCTGCTATTCCGGAAAATGCACCCGATTTTATACACGAATTCAACTTAGATTCCGACCAGCACCTACAGTATTTAATTTATGACGTCCTCGGCATTGAAGATAAAACGAAAATTATCGATAAGAAGAAGGCGCGTGCCGTAAGTAAGGACGTTCTTGCGCTGTATTTTAAAGAAGATGCACGTCTGAAACCACTTGCTGTATTCTCGGAGCTATCCACATTGTTAGGTACGTTTATCAATCGTATTCCTAACGTTAAGGACGTAGACGGACGGCTCCATACGCAACTACAAACCGTATCAACGGGGCGCTATAGTTCGAAAAGCTACAACGGAAAAGATAACGATCTTTATAGAAACGATATCAATGACAAGAATTTTCTCGAATACATGCGTCTATTAGTAGATGCGCCAAAGAAGACGGGTAAGGGGCGGAACATCCAAAACATTCCGTCGCGGACTGAAAAAGGTCAACGTGTACGAATGGCGTTTAAGCCGCCGGAAGGCCATACGTTCATTGGTTCGGATCTATCGTCAATCGAGCCGAGAATCCAAGCGCATAGAATGGCAACCGAATTTAACGATGAGATATTTGCGGATATGTACCGACGCGGACTAGATCCTTACGTTGAGTTCGCGTCTATCTTATTCGATGTCCCACGCGAAATCTGTACAGAGGAACATTATAAATCCGTAAAAGGAACCGACGATGCTGTGCCAGCCTATCGTAAAGCTATGAAGCAGATGTTTCTCGCAATAGGATACGGGCAAGCGTTCGATATGTTTTATAAAGGCGTCATCCCTTTTGATATCGGAAAGGACCAGGCATTAGTCGCTTATGAGAAGTTTGACGAGATTCTACCGGGCTTCAAAGGCATGGTCGAGTCTACATTCGAGCATCTACGTAAGCACGGCTGGACGGCAACGATTTTTAAGCAGAAACGACGATTCCCGGGCTATGTCGAAAAATACAAACGGCTTTGCCAGCTAATGCGTAGAAGCGGTATCGCGGATAAAAACGATCCTGACCTCGGCAAGAAAGCGAATAAATTACGTTGGGAAGATCGGTCGGAGTTTTGGGACTTAATGCGATTTACTGGCGGCTGCGAACGCGCTGCATTTAACCATACGATTCAGGGGTCGGGTGCAAATATCTTACAGATGTGTATGATACGCGCTTATTACGAGTGTGTTTTAGAGCGCGGCTGGGAATTCCCACTGACGCTTCACGACGAATTGAAGACGGCTACTCCAAACGAGCAACTAACAAAAGAAGCGGTCGAGCTATTTGACGACATTATGACAAACACGTTTACGCTCGTACTTCCGTTAGGTTGCGACACGGTAATTGAGCCGTGCTGGATGGACGAATACAGTCCCGAGGATTGGGATTTCGAGAATTGCAAACCTAAGGAGGAAATTTGATGATTCCACAAACATACGTAGTGCTCGATTTAGAAACGACGGGACTCGATCATAAAAATGATCAGATTATCGAAATTGGCGCAATTAAAATTCGACTTGGCGGTCGGGTGTGTGAATTCGAAGAGGTAAGCCGTTTTCATACGATGGTCGCGTTAGAAGAAGGTCGTGAGTTGCCGGAATTCATCACGAATCTAACCGGAATCACGGAGGAAGACCTCGAAGATGCTCCGGAAGAGTGGGACGCGCTGGACGAATTACAAAACTTCATCGGAGACGCTATCGTTGTTGCGCAGAACGCACCGTTTGATCTTTCGTTCATTAGTCGCGGGGGCATCGAGCCGGAGCGTTTCTATTGTACGAGAGCCATGGCGCGATTCGTAGAGCCGGAGTTATCAGCGTCATTAAAAGACGTGACTAAACGTAACGGAATTTCGTTAGAAGGCCATCACCGATCGTTAAATGACGTTGAGGCGACGATCGAAGTTTTTCGTAGATACTTACCGCAAGTGGCCGGTGAATATAACGACTTTGCGAACGTAGTTATGGAGGCGCCGGACAGACCAATGAAATTCGTTCCCAAGCACGCAATCGTTTGGGAGGTTCAGATGGTTGCACTATCTAAAGCGGATCTGCTGCGTATTTACCAGGCGCTAAGAGATAACGAAGCAATGTCGTTAAAGATCGGCTCTATCCTCGAACGCAATATGAAGGGCGTGATTAAGTGACGGCAGACAAACGAAAATTAGCGGCTCAATTACTTAGCAACAGCGAACCCGAACCGACATCATTTGCGCAGTCAATCGCAGATGAACTGGTATCGTATCTTAACGAATGGCACTCGCTACCTGAAACGTGGGATAACCAACTAGATGCGGATATTCACCGATGGTATGCGAACGCGCCAAACGTATTTCCGAAGCGCCCGTACTTTTCGCCATCGGCAGCAAACGCGTGCCCGCGTGAATTGTACCACAAGGCGTTGAACGATCCGAAGGACGTCGAATCAAAGCCGCCATATCAAGGACGTTGGACGCGTCTGGGAACGGCGATCGGCGACATGATCCAGCGCGATATCTTATTTATGGCGAAGCACTTCGGTAAAAAGACCGGACGCGTGTGTCCGTTTGACTTCGAACGCAACGAGGACGGAACGCCGGTATTTGAGGACTTCGCCAAACGCAATCACAAGATCGAGCGCGGCGGGCAAACGTTCTACCTATACGGGACTTGCGACGGTATTCTGCGCTACGTAACGGCAGACGGCGAGATCCTACGCGTTGGCCTCGAAATCAAGTCGAAGCAAACGTCCGCGGCTAGGACGTCTTTACACTCGATGCGAGAGCCGGACCCGAAGCACGTCGCACAATGCGTGACTTACGGACCGATGTACGGCGTTGATTACTACGTCATTTTGTACGTCAATGCGTCCAAGAAATCGTGGGTATACCCGGAAGGCGAGTTCGAGAAGACGCCGGACATCCGAGCGTTTGGCCTCGAAATCAAGCCGCATGACATTGACGAGATTCTTGATAGATTCGTAGATATCCGGAATGCGGTCGATGCGGGCAAACCACCGGAACTAGACCTCGGAGCATGGACGTTCAACAACTTTAAGACTGCGATTGCTAAGTCGTTAACGGACGAGGAATTACAGACCATTCGCGAGAAAGTAGCGCAGGTTCGCAGATCGGGCATGTACGCAAGCACGAAGCAGCAGTACGCAGAGGCGTTGGCGTTTATCGAGAGAGTTCGAGAAGGGGAGGCGGTTTGATGACGATAGATGACGTTCAGAAACGCGTAGAAGTTATCCGACAGATATCCCTCGACGACGAAGCGGCACACGGTGTGGAAGACGAATTGTATATCGATGTTTTAGAGGCAATCGCAAATGGCGCAGACAACCCGGAAAAACTTGCGGCAGAGGCGTTAAAGACGCAGGATATCGAATTTTATCGGTGGTGCGGATGACCGCCGCCAAGCCTATCCGCATCCTTGCGCTAGACATATCAACTAATCCAGGCTTCGCAGTCCTCGAGGTTAAGCACCTAAAGTCTGGACCGCGTATCAACCTCGTACACGTAACGTCTGTCAGCACGTCAAGCCAATCGCCGGATAGCCATCGATACTCTTACATCGAAGCTGCAACAACAATGGTTCTGCACGAATACGGACCGTTTGACGTAGTTGTCCGCGAACATTTCACTGGCGGTCGAAATAAGAGGGCGACGCAAACAGTGTTCGGAGCATGGTCGGTCATTGATATGGCGCTTGGTAAATATGGATACAAGGCCGATGTAGAGATACCGCCGACCACAGTTAAACGGGATGTGACCGGAAAAGGCAGCGCATCAAAGGACGAAGTAGAGGCGGGGGTAAGGCGTATGCTTGCGTTACCGGATGACTTTACGTTTCGTACGGATGATGAATCGGATGCGGTGGCGGTTGGGCTTTCGTATATGGTTCGTGAAGGCGTAATTGAGAAACCGAAAGGGGCGAAATAGATGCGTGTAGAGATTAACGTCGCTAACGGAAGCGGTCGCAAGTGGATTGACGAACAGCACTACGTTGATATGTCGAGCTACGCAACGAAATGGACGACCACGCTAAATTTCTCCGCGTGGAAGAAAGGCGAGGCGGCTTCGCTCGGTTTCTACGACCGCACGTACTTTTCGTGGCAGCGAGTGCTTCCGCATAAGATCGCCTGGAAGATTGCGAAGACACAATTACGGAGTCATGTACGGAATTTGAATCGTGAGTTAAAGAAACGCGGTCATGACCTTACGTTAGAAATGAAAATATAGGAGGCGGAATAAATGGGGATCATTACATTGTCGTTACTTGTTGCCGTTATTGTCGCAATTGTAGTGATTACAGATTCGTACGGATATGTTGAATTTTTCGATGTCCTGATCGGTGTTTTCCTCGGAATCTTCTGCGGGGTCGCTGTATTTTTAGTTGCGGCTGTACCGTCGTTTTTTCTCGAAACGAAAACGGTTGAGCCGCGTAAAACGGAGATATACTCGATTAAAGATAACGCTAAAACGAGCGGGAGTTTCGTACTAGGTTCCGGAACAGTTGACGAGAATCAGTATTTTTATTTTATAGAGGAGAAATCCGGATTTAAAACGGTTAGCAAAGCGTCAGTTGAAGATTCGAAGATGAAGGAAGGTTCATACGAAAAGCCTTACGTTCTCACTTATGACATCCAGTATAAATCGCCCATTGCACGATTCTTCTACGGCAAAAGCACGGGTAAAAACACGTACGAATTTTACTTACCGGAAGGCACGATTACGACCGACTATAAAATCGATATGGAGTGATTCGGATGAATAAACACGAAGAATATACGATTAAAATTGCATGCGCATTAGAGGAAGTATTTAACGAGGATTCCGAGCATTTTATTGCGGAATTAAAGAACGTCGATCTAACGGCATTCTATACAGCGGCCAATGCTGCGTTAGGAATAATGTTCAACCGACATACAGGCGACCAAAAGAACGCGATTGAATTTACGCATTTGCTTAACGGATTGGCGGTTCAGAAAGCGATCGAGAGCGTAGAGAAGGGGGCGGAATAGATGGAAAACGGGTTTTTTCTTATCGCAGGTAAAACGGAAGGATTCGATTACAAAGACGCGAAGGTTCTGAGATGTGGCGACGAGTATGACGTTGAGGCGTTAATCAATTCGTTAAGGGGCGAAGGTTATACGATCTTCTATGTTACGAAAATCGGGGAACGAATTGACGACAATCTGACGAAGGAGGCTATCGAATGATTACGAGACTCTCGATTTGGTGGTTGAGGAAGCGGAAACTAACAGTTATGATCGGGCACGACATTACCAGCGGAGAGATTAAGGCGCGATATAACAAAGTCTTTTTATACGACAATAACCTAAGAGATGGGGTGTTTAAAGACCTGAACGACATTCCGTTTAATGTACCGGAAGGCAAGTTCACTTATAAACGCGCAAAGGAGGCCGGGGCAAATGGATAAAGCGATGGTTTACATCGACAAATTAGCCGCAAAGCTCGGGGTGGCGGCGGAACATGTTTACGGGGTGCTCGTTAAGCAGGCGGTGGTTGGCGGAGGTGTAAGTATCGGCGCTTCATTAGTTCTTTTATTAATTGCGATAGTAATTCCGATATTGTGCATGCGAGAAGCCAAAAGACGCAAAGGTGTAATACCTGACGGTTTAGCTATCGCCTTTGGTTGGTGCGTTTTCATCTCGGTGTTTCTGTTAATACTCGCTTGCATTTTGGGTGTAAACGGAATAAAAGCGGTTTTGAATCCGGAATACTACGCAATCATAGAAATCCTCGACACGATTGGAGGTAAATGACGATGGAATACGGAGATATTTTCGTTGCGCCTATCGCAAATTTACTCGACATGAAGCGGCGGCTTGAATCGGATTTAGGCGACCATGAATACGCACTGGGTCGGCTTGAACTGAAACGCGTCGAAACGGAGATCGAGCGTGACCGGACGGCTGCTAGAATTGTGGAATTAGAAACGGAAATTGAACGGAGAGGTGGGCGCAGATGACGGACAGCAGCGACACTATTTACGCCAAGGCGATGGAAGAAGCGTCCAAAGTTCTCGGCGCAGATCCGGCGTACTTTGGCGAAGCAGGTAGCGCAGAGGTTGAACGGCAGTTAAATAAGTTAGGACGAAGCATGGACGATATCAGAAAGGGTGACCGTGGATGAGAACGAGAGAAGAAATAGAGACGGAACTATTCGAAATTTACGAAATGATCGAAGTCGGAAAAAGCGAAATTGAAGACTTAGAAAGAGAGGTTAGTCACGCGTATGAAAAAGTGTGCAAACTAGAAGCCGAACTTTCTACGTTAGATGAATCGGAAGGTGAAGCCGATTGATTACGTACATTGCGTTATTCAGCCTCGCGATTCTCATTATATTTGTTGGCGGCACAAAGGCGAAAACATACGAAGAAATCACGACGAAAATCGCAGGCCTCGTCCTGTTGATCATTCCTACTGCGGTTTTATTAGCGTACGCGACCGGAGTTCAGCCGTGATCGTATATTTCTACTCGCTGACGGGAAACGTACGGCGGTTCATCGCTAAGACCGGCTTAGGTGGCCAGGTACGCGAAATCAAGACGGGCAAGGTCGTAGAAGAACCGTTCGTGCTGGTAACACCGACATACGACTTCGGTCAGCCGCCCGCAACGGTAAGCGAATGGCTTAAGGATAACGGCGACTTGATGGTCGGGGTGGCAGCGTCGGGCAATCGTAACTGGGGCGACGGCTTCGGTGCGGCTGCTGACGTTATTGCGACGCTTTACGACGTGCCGGTGATCGGCAAATTCGAATTAACAGGGACGGATGAGGACGTTCAATTATTCACGGAAAGGGTGAAGGCGCTTTGAAGCGACACATCGAGTTAAATAACGAAATTATGATTAAAAAAGACGGACGGTTTCAATTCGAGAAAGACGAAGAGGCCGTCCGTGCTTATTTTATAGACTACGTAAATCAAAACACCGTATTTTTCCACGATTTAAAAGAAAAGCTCGACTATCTACGCGACAACGATTACTACGAAACCGATTTTCTAGACGCTTATACATTCGAGGAAATCAAGGCGGTCTATAAAACGACTTATGCCGCCAAGTTCCGATTCCCTTCGTTCATGAGCGCATTCAAATTCTACAACGACTACGCGCTGAAGACGAACGACCGTAAGAAGATTCTCGAACGCTACGAAGATCGCATCGCTTGCTGTGCGTTGTACTTCGGAAAAGGTGACGGCGCCAAAGCGATCGAGTTTGCGAAACTAATGATCCGCCAGGAATATCAGCCCGCGACGCCTACGTTTTTAAATGCCGGACGCAAACGAAGAGGCGAGATGGTATCGTGTTTTCTGCTCGAAGTTAACGATTCGCTGAACGATATTTCACGCGCAATCGACATTTCGATGCAGCTATCGAAGTCGGGCGGAGGCGTTTCGCTTAACCTCTCAAAGATTCGCGCAAAAGGTGAGTCGATTAAGGACGTTGCTGGGGCGACTAAAGGCGTAGTCGGCGTTATGAAGCTACTCGACAATGCGTTCAGATATGCGGATCAAATGGGCCAGCGGCAGGGCGCAGGTGCAGCGTATCTAAACGTATTCCACGCGGACATAAACGATTTCCTAGATACGAAGAAAATCTCGGCAGATGAAGACGTCCGAGTCAAAACGTTATCGATTGGCGTTGTGGTGCCCGACAAATTCATCGAACTAGCGCGAGAAGACCGACCGGCTTACGTTTTCTATCCGCATACGGTCTATAAGGCGTACGGCACGCATTTAGACGAAATGGATATCGGCGCAATGTACGATGAACTCGTGAATAATCCGGCGGTGCGGAAGGAACGTATTAACCCGCGCCAGCTACTCGAAAAGATGGCCGTTCTGCGTTCAGAGTCGGGGTATCCGTACATGATGTTTCAAGACAACGTTAACCGAGAGCATGCGCTGAACCATATCAGCCGCGTTAAGTTCTCGAATCTCTGTTCGGAGGTGCTTCAGGCTTCGACCGTCTCGGAATACACCGACTATGGCGAACCGGACGATATCGGCTTAGATATTTCGTGCAACCTCGGCTCTCTTAATATCGCGAATGTAATGGCGGGTGGATCGATCGAAAACGCCGTCAAACTAGCCGTCGATGCGCTGACCGTAGTTTCGGAGTCTACGAATATCAAAAACGCGCCAGCCGTCGCAAAGGCTAACCGTGAGATGCGTTCTATCGGACTAGGTGCGATGAATTTACACGGCTATCTAGCGCAGAATGGCGTCGCGTATGAATCGGAAGAAGCGCGGGACTTTGCTAACGTGTTTTTCGCAACGGTTAACTACTGGACGTTAGTGCGCTCGAATGAATTGGCGCAGGAAACGGGATCAACATTTGAAGGCTACGAGGGATCTAAGTATGCAAGCGGAGAGTATTTCGAGATTTATTTCGAAGGTGATTACCGACCAAAGACGGATAAAGTGCGGGCACTGTTTAAAGACATCGTAATCCCGACGCCGCTCGAATGGGAAGTCTTACGCGATAACGTAAATATGCACGGACTCTACCACGCCTATAGACTTGCGATTGCGCCTAACGGATCTATTTCGTATGTGCAGTCGGCTACGGCTTCGGTCATGCCGATCATGGAGCGTATTGAGGAACGGACTTACGGAAACTCGAAGACGTACTATCCAATGCCGGGATTATCGCCGCAAAACTGGTTCTTCTATAAAGAAGCGTACGATATGGATATGTTTAAAGTGGTCGATATGATCGCAACGATTCAGCAGCACGTCGATCAAGGAATCAGCTTTACACTATTCCTGAAAGATA